AGCACACATATTGATAAAGAATTCTTGAATTCATACTGGTACAAACATAATAGACCTGATTCAACTGTCTTAACAATTGATGGCGAAGAAGAAAGCAAGGGAGAAACTGATGGTGTTGAAATGACTACATTATAAAAAAATTGATATATAAAAAACTATTCATATAACAATACAAGAATCACTAAATGTTGGCTGTTGAAAACAAACACGAACGAGACGATGATATTAATTTTCAAGAAAATGGTCATATTTATACCGTGAAAAAGAAACGAGGATACAAATCAATCACTACTGTTGTCCACAATGCTTTTGAAAAGTTTGATTCTGATGCTACTATTGATAGAATGATGGCCTCTAAAAATTGGGAAAACAGCAAATATTATGGAATGACCAAGCAAGAAATCAAGAAACAGTGGAAAGATAATGGTGCTGAAGCAGCCCAGTTAGGAACAACAATGCACTATTTGTTTGAGTATCACTATAACGACATGTATAACAGTGAACTATCTACCCATCCTAAGTTTTTCCAAGATTTTATGAACAATAATGATTATAAAAATACAACCGAATACAAATATTTCAAGAATTTTACGGACGATCATCCTGAGCTTGTTCCTTATCGCACGGAGTGGTCTATTTATGATGAAACGAACAAGATAGCTGGTTCTGTGGATATGGTCTTTATTAATGAAGATGGAACTCTAAGTATTTATGATTGGAAAAGGTGCAAAAACATTGAAAGATTCAATAATTTTAACAAGTCTTGTATTGTTAAAGGTGCTGGTCACATTCCAGACACAAATTATTGGCATTATAGCCTTCAGTTGAATTTATATAAGATGGTTCTTGAAACAAAATATGGTTTCACGGTGAAAGATTTGCATCTGGTTGTCATTCATCCAGAAAATGAAGCTAATAATTATGAAAAAATACTACTTCCATTTATACCAATGAAAGATCTAAAAAAAATTATTGCGTTTTCTCGTTCAAAACTATTTTAAATAATTGCATCGTATTATTCTTCAAAATGAATAATTTCTTTAAATTCTTTGTCTTTCATTTCCTGAAGCTCACTTTGAAGATTTTGTATTTCTTCATTTTTTTTTAGATTTTCTAATTTCAAATTTTTAATTTCTTCATCTTTATTTTTAATTTCTTCATCTTTATTTTTATTTTTGTTTTTCAGTTCTTTTATATTGTTTCTCATTAATACTCGTTTTTCTGAATCTGCTTCTTTTTCTTTTCTTAATCCTTTCACAGTTTCTATTGTTTTTAAATTTTTATCTCTAAGGGATTTATTTTCTCTTTCCAGATGCTCATTTTTTCTTTCCAGAAGTTCATTATCAACTCTATATTGTTTTATTTCTTTTTCAGTATCTTTATCTTGTTTAGTATGTTTTTCATAATTTTCAATAAAATCTTTATGCCCCTTACCTTTAATGTGAGCAACAAATTGTGCTGTGGTGCTAAACGAGGCGGTTGAACTACAAAGACATTTATATGTAGTACGATTTCTCTGATACGGTCTGTAAGGACATTTATCTACATATAACCCTGTATTTTCATCAAAACTTGGTTCATATACTGAATTTTCCGTTAGGGTCAGTGCCATTTTTGGGTATCTCGTCATACTAAAGATTAATAAAAAACTTTTCAATTTTTTTTTCTAATTTTGAAAATTTCATAGAAGATGTAAAGCCCATAAAAGTTTTTAGAAACGATGTCTAAACAGTTATACATAATATTTTTTGGAATTACACGTTGCATTGCTCCTACGCCATACATTCCCCAAACTACAGCCAAAAAGTAAAATAGTTTTTTTGATTTTTCGGATTTTGCATAATTTACCCATATTTCTTTAAATGATAAAATAAAAAATATCGTTCCAATAGGGATAGAAATAAATTTATTTAAAATATTGATCTCTCCCAGGTATCCAAATAAAAGCATACCATAATTATATATTCCAATTCTTAATAATTGATTCTTATTATCAGATATTACTTTTTTTGTTGTAATAGATGTATTTTTATTTTCGTTTTCTATATTTTCGTCTTGTATATTATCATATTCCATAAATAATACAGTTGCTAATAACATAATAGGTGTAGTCAATACCCAATCTGAATATCTTCTACTTGCAATTGTTTCTTCTTTTATATGTTTCATTGCCAAAGCTATATACACATACCAGGTTGCTTCTATAGCTTGAACTATAGTGTCAATAATTAAAATATCTCTTAATATAAGATCTTTTTTTTGTAAAGGTATAAATATACCACTAAATCCTATTAAACCACATATTACTTGAATTGCTAATGATATTTTTACTGTTAATAAAAGTAAATCTTTTCCTTTCATTATAATTGATATATATTATTAAAATTATTGATATGGTATTCGTATTAATCATGATTATTTTAAGTCTCAATCTTATAATTTTACACCTTTTAATATTAAGGGACTATACATAATAAAAAATATGTTGTTTTTTCAAAATATTTTTTATTTAATAATTAATCATCTCTCGCCCAACAAGCATAAAAACCATCAAGTGTTTTGGTTGCATAATGACTTAGCGGGTGTGTGTATTTTCATTGGTGTATCGTGCTTGGAAAATTAAATTTTTTTAAATAGCAATTTCACCAGTTCCAGTTGACCCCCAACCACCACTCCCACGACGAGTTGTGCTAAGTTCAGAATCAGAATTTACAATTACTACTTTGAAAGGTTTCAATTTTGGAGCACAAATTTGAACAAGACGCGTATGCTTGTCGCATTTAACCGGTTCATTTGAATAAACTACATCAAACATTGCACCCAAGTTGCCACGATAACCACTATCAATAATGCCTACATTGTTTGCAAGACGAAAGTTTGACTTGGCAATGCTTGAGCGAGGATACATGTAAAATCCCGTGGGGACGTTTTCGCCATTTACATAATGAACCATTTCACATTTAATAAATAGGTCTACCTTGTTTACTTGTGTTGGACTCAGTTCATGCTCTTTGGGAACATATACATCAAATCCACTGTCAGGGAATTCATTATGATACATATTGTCATTATGTTTGATCGCGCTTTCACGATACAAATCTTGGAGATGCTCGGAACAATTTTGAATACTCATATACAAAGTATATTCAATATCTGACTGTTGAAGTGACGATGTTTGCATTTGCGTATTGTTGTGAACCATATAAGCCATCGTTATTTGGTGGTGATATACATCGTCTTGTTTGCTTTAAATCTTTTCAATTTTATTTTTATATATTATACTATTGATTTCAAATGAAACCAATCTAAATCTTCATTGTGGTTTATTATCGGCTTATCTGCAAAAGTCTTTTGTAATGCATTTACAAATTCAAAATGCTGTTCTTTTGTGATTAAACCTAAATGCAAACTGAGAATGTAATTTGCAAAGCCTGCTATTTGAGGAGTACTTTTTATTTTTACAAATATTTTAACATTTTTACCAATATTACAAGGTGTATGTTTTATGAAATTATTGAACTTTTTGCATTGTATTTCATCCCAAGTTAAATATTGTACCCATTCTTTACATTTTTTTGCACGTAAATGTAATGTTGTCTTTTTATTTACAAAAAAAGGTTTGCCTTCTTGCGTATTAATTAGATTTTTATTATTACTCAAATTTTTAAAAATAAAATTTAACAATTTTGGGTTAAGTAAATCTGAATACCCTTTGTCTTTATTTGTAAAATCAACATTTATAGAAATTTTTGGCTCTCTATTTTTTTGTGTTTTATTTGATTTTACCATATAACATAAAATAATATTTATTTTTATTTTTACTTTATAATAAAAATGAAAATAATTTTCATTTATTATTACTACAAATGAATATGTCAAACAATTTTAATTGTGATTTTATTGAAACAGACACAAAAAAAAAATATTCCAGAAGAATCATATATTACAGGATTGTAATCATTAATGAGCACAAGTCCAACATATTAGTTTGTTATCACAAACTCCTGAACAATTATTTAAACAACAATCGCATAAATGACTTAATGAAACAAAATAACTAGAACTATTACATACATGACATTTATTAGTAATTAATGGATTCCATTTTTTTTTATTTTTATTCCATTTTGGTATGTCTTTCAAAAATTCATTTGAATACCTATATATAATATGAATAACTTCATTAGGTAAATCTTGAAAACGACTCATTAGTTTAATAATTATTTATAATAAATTAATAATTCAATTTTTATTTTCATAAGATGTGTGTCAATCGTGATGTATAATATAAAATGAAAACAATATTTTCAAAAATTTAATATAAATTGATAGACTCTAGTATGATTAATTATTACCATTATTAGTGTTATTTATAAAATAAATGACATTTTTTATATAAAGTACCAAAAATATTAACCAAATTAGATCTGACAATGTAATTAATATAACATACTCACTATTTTCTGTGAGTTCAGTCTCTGTCATTTTGTTATATTATTTCATAAGAATTTTTTATATAAAAATTAATCCACTTATTTATAAAAAATAATATGGTCTACTTGATGAAAATATTTTGTGTTTTATTAAAATATTAAAATAAACATAGTTCAAAAAGACAAATATCAAGAATGCGGCAAGCAACCTCCCCAGTTTGTCTTTTTTTATTGATTTCATATCTGATAAAATAAAATGATCTACAAAATTATCTAGCATATATGAACTTATCACAGATGCGACAATAGATACTAAAAATATAATATACATGTTAGATTTTATAATATTTATAAACGCTTTACCAAGCGGTATTTTAGAAATCATATTGTAATTATACTTATAAAAGTAAACAAGTAATCCTAAAGACAAAATAGATGTTACAAATTTTGTGACGAACATGGGAATTTGTGTAAATATTTTTATTGGAAATGATAACAATATAGACGCAGATGATATTGGGGTTGTAGACACAGTCAAGCACCAAAGAAATAATGTCAATTTGAATCCTTGTTTAATACCTTTACGAAATCCATAAAAAATAAATATGAATAAAAAGAATACTGATATTATATTAAAATAGGATTCTTCTATTTTATTTTTTGCATATTCATTCATACCAATCTAATAAAGATATATAATTAATGGATATAAAAATAAATTATTATTAATAGAAGCTATATGACAAATGTTCAATTTAGTCACATATGTTTTTATATTTTTCTCTCAGTTGGACAGCTTTTTTCACAATTTTAATTTTATCATATATTTTGTATTAAATTATTTCAATTATCGTATTTATCAGTTATCTTCCAAAGAAAAAAGGAATATTTTATTTAAAAAAATAACAAATTATAAATTTATTTCAAATAAATATGATGAAAATAATGAACCAATTGGAATTGTTATACACAAGAAGATAATCCCGCATTTTTTTATTTTAAACAAAATATATCATCAAGATTATATCACTCTTATCTGTAGAAAATCATTTTATAAGGAACTAAATGAAGAAATTAAAAGTAAAGAACAAATAGATCTTGATGAAGAATATATTCCTTATAAAAAATTATCAACAACAAAAATTAGTTATATAACAAAGCGAGGGGAATATGGCTATTTTGAATATGGAATACGTATTGTTAATTTAGAGAACACAACAATTCATAAAACTTTATCATTTTATGATACCCAAAAACAATTGTTTCGCGATATTATGAACTTTTACAAAAACAACCATTTTTGTAAGGTATTTTTGAGCGGTAAACCTGGTTGTGGAAAAACGTTTTTTGCTTATTTAATGGCTCATAAATTGGGGTGTTATTTATGTGATGTATATAAAGGAAACGAACCTTCGAGTAATTTCAATGAAATTTACACACGAGTAAGAACGTCCAGTGAAAAACCAATAGTTGTTATTTTTGATGAAGTGGACATAATTATTTCTGAAATTTGTGGGGAACACAAAAACGAACACAAAAAATATAATAAAGAAATTTATGACAAAACTTCTTGGAACTCTTTTATGGATAAAATCGAATATGGTATGTTCCCCAATGTAATTATATTAATGACATCAAATAAAACACATCGCGAAATAAGTAAGGCAGATACATCATATTTAAGAGAAGGTAGAGTTAACATTATTAGAGAATGGTAAATAGTAAAAATTGAAATCATGTTGATAGAGACAGTCAGTTGTAAACACTATACGATTAATGATATCCTATAAAGAGTTCCGCCTTTATGAGAAACTAAAAAAAAAATCTGATAGCGACCAAAATATAAAATATAAAAGAGATGGAACGCTTGATATGAGGTATAGTTCTAGCAGAAAACTATTTGGAAAAGAATATAAAAAGTTAATGATACAGGAAAATCGCAAATATAATAATATTTGCGATTTTCCTCCTGAATGTTATCGCGAGGAAATTTTAAAAATGACCGAAAGTGAGCTTGACAAACATTTCTGTAGAGATTTATAAAATTGAAATAGAATCAATCATACAATAGTATACACATACCGACGCACAGAATACATAATTATGGCAGAAACTTGCAATGTTTGTTGTGATACTTATACTAAAAGCAGTCGCGCTCAAGTAAAGTGTTCTTTTGGAGATTGTAATTTTGACGCTTGTAAAAGTTGTGTGCGTAAATATTTATTGTCTACTACAAAAGAACCGCATTGTATGAATTGTAAAAGGGCTTGGAGCCAAGATTTCATTACAATGAATCTAAATCGCAGTTTTGTTTCTAAAGAATACAAACAGGCACGTATGGACGCATTACTTGAGATAGAGATGAGTAAAATGCCTCAGACGATGGAGGCCGCTCAAAGAGAAAAGAAAATAATAGATAAAAAAAAGGTAATATGCAGCATTGATAATGAAATTGACAAGTTAAATGCACAAATCAAAGAATTAGCACAAGCGAAAGGACTTATTCGGGTGGATATTTATAATTTACATAATAATTCTGAGAATAACGCATCCGAAAAGAGAAAATTTATTATGCCGTGTCCTAGTAATGACTGCCGTGGCTTTTTAAATTCACAATACAAATGCGAAATGTGTAATATGCACACTTGTCCAAAATGCCTTGTTCTCATTGGACCTGATAAAAACGTTGAACACGTTTGTAATGAAGATATGGTAAAATCCGCAGAGCTTATCAAAAAAGAAACAAAACCTTGCCCTGCTTGTGGCACTCGTATATCAAAAATATCAGGCTGTAATCAAATGTGGTGTACGAATTGTCATGTTGCGTTTAGCTGGAATACTGGGGCTATTGATAATGGCCCAGTTCATAATCCACACTTTTATGAATTTCAAAAAACAACAGCTGATGGTGGGGTTGCTCCACGAAATCCAGGCGATATCGTATGTGGTGGAATGTGTCACTATATGACACTTAGAACAGTATTTAGAAATATATCACCACATACAATTAAAAATTATAACAAAGATAATTATTATATCAATAATCTATTTTCTGGATTTTATACACTCCACCGAATTGGACTACATATTTCAGAAGTTTCATTACCATATTACCGAGAACAGGCTAGAGATATAGATTACAATGAAGATTTGCGAGTTCAATATATTTTACAAAACAAGACCAAAGAAGAATTGCGAAATATTGTTTATAAACGAAATTATGATCGCCAAAAGAATAAAGAAATTCTTTATATTCTAGAACTTGTCAGCGTAACACTGATTGAGATGTTTATTCAAATCGTAAACAGCTCAAACAAAGAAGAAGAATTTATAGCAGAGTTGGAACAATGTCATATGAATTTTATGAATTTGACTTCATATGCAAATGAACAGTTAGAATCTATTAGTATATCATACAACCGGTCTGTGCCAATGATTATATTATACGCACCGAATCCACCCAAGTATCGGGAATGGGCAATTAAAGATCATAAAAGCTATAATTACTCAAACAAACGAAAACAATATAAGGATGAACAAAATAAGAAGGCTCAAGCTGCAGCTGCAAGCGATTAATCCAAATAACCAGTTTTGTAATTTTGTTCTTCATATTTTAATTATTTTTTTTCATGTTTTCTTATTCTTAATTTTAGACATATTACATATACCTAATATTTTATATTAAATGTTAAAAATGGACAGGGGGGGGGTGAGATTTCTGACAAAAATATATATTGTAAATATATAAGTAATGGCAAAGAAAAAAAGACATCAAAAAAAAACAAATAAAAATTTACGCGGAGGTTCGGGTTCGGGTTCGGGTTCGGGTTCGGGTT